GATCAATCTTCACTCTGCTTATATCTGAACTTAAATTAATTTCATTAGTACCAGCAGTACGAGTCAGAGTTCTCTCGTAGTCAGTATTAAATGACCAGCCTTCTGATTGGATTGTTCTGCTTACTTCTTTGAGAGTATCGTTTGCTTGCTTTGCAAGACCGAACTGACCAGCCAAGGAGTTAACAGGTGCTTCACCCATCATCCTTAATACTTTGTTGACTGCTTCTAGTTCTGAAGTGAGGTTAAGACCCATAAGAAAAGAGGGGCATATAGCCCCCACGGTAATTAGCTGGTTGCTGTGTATATCTCGATAGCACAGTCTGGACGTAGTACGCCTGTACCATGAGCCATAGATCCGACCATGAATGTACCTTGCCATAATGCATGTACATCGGAACCAGTTTGTTCCATCTTCAGATCCATCAACTTAACAGTACCAACAGCCTGCTTGTTGAACACAAGTCCAACGCTGTCTGTGTAGTCAGCATGGTATGTGTTGTTCTCACCAGTTACTTGAGAACGGTTTGTAGTTGGCAAGTGGTTAGACTTAACGATGCTGATACCAGCAACCTTTAAGACTGTTCCATCTGCGTATGCTCCAGAACCACCCCAGTCTCTGTTGAGTACGTCTGTTGTCTGGGCAATTTTGTAGTACTCAGTTGGGCCAAGTACTAAGTGCCTCCCTTCCTCAGGAATATTATCTATATCCATCTGCTCTGCTGCTGACCACATAGCACTGACTAGCTGTGCCCCTGTGATAGCTGCTTTACTAGAAGCAACAATCTTGATACGAGTACCACCAGGTAGGTCAGTGTTGAAGTTAGTAGCTGTTCTTGCTGCTTGGCAGATAGTAGCTGCTACGTTTTTGTCAAATGTGTACGCTAATGCGTTACCCATTTCTGTGGTGTACTGGCTACGAACGTCATAATGGTTCTTAGCTTCATCAATGTCAGCAACGAATACGTTTGATACGAGCTTGTCATCGATGTTAATAACAGCTTCAGCGTGCTTGATAGCATTACCTGTAAGCTGTGTACCAGGTGTATGGTACGCTGTGCTGCTTAATCCAATGATAGGGAACTGAGCAGACTTACCAGATGATATGGTGCGTACGGTGTGTAACGACTCGAACACGGTTGCCTTACGGAAAGCACTTAGCACTTCTCCACTAAAGGTCTTAAGGAATAAAGCGTCATAGCTAGAACCTGTATTGTTTACAAGACCTAGCCGTGAGCTAGTAAAATTAGCCACGGAAAAAAGAAAGAAAGGTTGCCCTTCACTATCTGTTCAACGCAGGGTATCCCTCGCAAGGGGCCGTTGTTTATACGAGAATGTTTAGGTTGTTTATATAATACCCCTTACAACACTTTTGAGCGACTAAGTTTTTCTTGTACCTCTTGTCTATACGCTGGATCAGTTGCATATCGTTCATCATTCATAGCTGCTACTACCTGTGCAGTTGACTTGAACTTAGTGGTATCTGCTCTAGCTGCTCTACCTCCGACAAGCTTGGGTTCTCTTGGTGCGTTGTTCATGTAAGCAGCTTGAATACCAGCGACAGCAATCCTTATTTGATGTGGGTTGCTAGTCTTAAGCATGTTGTTGAATGCATCAACTTCTCCCTTGTCTAGGTTTGCAGCAGCCCACGTAATCATTTCAGTGTAGACTTGCTCACCTCCAAACTCATTCTTAATTGCTGCTACTTCTTTAGCTGCAAGTTGTGAGTCTTGTTCTGCTCTGTACTGCACACCATCTAGGTATGCTTCGACCATATCTTTACTAAAGCCAGCACCTTCCAGTGCTGTGTAATCTTCATCAGCCAACTTGCCTGACTCTTGCCATCTGGTGTTCATCCCTTGGTAGTCAACACCAGCTTCATCAAGGCGACTACCTATGTATTCACCATAAATTTCTGAAGCGTTGGCAGGTGCTGCTTCCTCTTCCTTCGACTCAGACACCTCAGGCTTGTCACTTTCCTCTTGGCTTCCTAACTTCTTTTGAAGCTCTTCGTATCCTTTCTCTAAATCTTGAACTGATTCATACTTGCCAGCAAATTTAACTGGCCCTCTTTCTTGTGCTTCATTTACAAGTGCTTGATCTTTTGCATCTGACTCCTGTTCAGGAGATAACGCACCTGTCTCTGGTTCGGAAATAGTAATTGCTTCTGGCATTGGATGTGATGGGTGAAAGGTTGTTATCTAATAGTGATATGGTTCGGGCTATCTTTGATAACCTGTGGTTCTTTCTCTTTCTTTTTCTTAGCAGTAGGTTTCTCTGAAACTATTGGGGCTAGTTCCTTAACCTTCGGCTCCTCCGACTGGGCCACTGGGGAGTCCTTCGGCTGCTGCCCTGAGATCGGGGACGGTGTTAGGGATGCTTCCTGCTGCTCCGTCTTCGGAGTTTCCTGAGAACTGGGGGCCATAAGGTGAACCTGGTTTAGTGTAGTTGTCTGCAACTTTAGCCATAGCTGACGACTTCATTGCTTCCATCATCTGCATCTCTTGCTGCTGTTGTTGCTGTTGAGCTTGTGCAGCAGCAGCTTCTTGCTGTAGTTGCTGACTTGTTTTGACTAAGTTTGTCGTATCTATTGAAGCACTAGCTGCCAATCTTCGCAGTGCTTCTTCGTAATTTACATACTGTTGTGCTATCTCTGGGCCTAGTACCTGCTGAGTAATAGATAAGAACTCAGTTAACTTATTCATATCATCACCTCTACCTATACCTTCAAGACCTGTCACTGCTTTTGGTTGTACTAAAGGTTCGCCTGTCTCTTGGCTGTTAGGGAACTCAGGTAGTTTGCCTTTCTTCTGTAACATATAGATCAACCTGCGTACCAGTGGTAGCTGTAGTTCTTGGGTAAGTACGGAATAGAATGCCCCGATTTGAGATTCGAGACTCTGACTCATTATTTTTATTTCTTCCGCAGTAACCCTCTCCCCTGGTCGTTGAACTGCTTGGTTAAGTAGGAAAGCAAACTCAAGTCTCTGCTCTATACGCTCAATCATATTCATTGTTATTTGTAGATCGGCCTGCTTTTGGGCTTGAACGACTGACACGTCCTGGGCATTCCCTTGAACAATGGCCCCATTTGCCGCCGTACTGAGAGTACGTGGCCTAGTGGTTCCATTAGGATTTACAAGGAACAGAATTTTAGACGCTGCTGCTGCTGCTTCGATGGATGCTTGATACAAAGATTCAAGTGCAGTCAAGTCTCCGTAGTATTTCTCGACATGACTTCTTCCGTACTCCTCTCCACTTTCGATTTTTTCGAAACGCAATACGATCCAAGGACTGCAATCCATTGGACACATACCGTATGTGTTGGGAATCTCCTTGCCTTTACACTCCTGATACCAGCGAGTGATACCACCCTCAGTCTTAACACATGTATGTATCTTTACTGTCTTCTTGACTGGGCCTAGCTTCTCATCTTCTTCCTCTTGTTCAGGGAAGAATCCATCTGGCAATGCTTCAGGATATACTTCTTCTTCTACTAAAATCTCAGTCACATGATCCATTGGATCACGCACGACACAATAGTTTTGTAAATGTATAGTCCTGATCCTGTCTTCTTGTATGTAAAGAAGGACGTTACCTGTTACTAACAACTGTTGAAATGCTTGAGCTAGTGCTGCTCTTGCACTCATAGTTTCTAGCTCAGTCATCACAGCTTGCTCTACCTTTACTAATGCTGTGTCGAGTTCTGTCTTAATCTCTGGCCCTTGCTCTTCTATTCTTAACGCAAGGCTGTCAATCTCTAGCTTGAAGAAGGGAGTGTTAGGAGGGAAGAGAGTTAAGTTGAGGCGGTTCTGAAGGTTGGAAACACCGAGACTGCCTGTTGATTGCCAAGGTGTTTTGAGTTTTCCATGATCTCCCATGTTGGAGTCAGGGCAGGCAGCAGGGTTAGTTACCTTTGCACAATCTCTAGCTCTTTGAAGGAAAGGATCACGATTAGTTTTTAGTTGGTCGTATCTACCAGCAAGGGTAGTACCTTCCTTCTTATCTTTAGCTCCTTTCCCTGGTGCTAGATCGATAGGGTCAATGCTTAAGTCC